TAAGTACTGTTCTATCTCTTTTTTAAAGAAACATACTCGTCCAGAAAAGCTGTTATCTCTATCAACTGGCTTTGGGAAGTCAGGGTGTTTTTTTAGAAAATTGTTAAAGCCATGAATAGACTTAAAGCCTAGTAGAGCTATAACATCCTTCCTTGTTATGAGTGCTAATTCTTCCATGGTTATTCCTTTCAAAAAAGGGTGGAGTGGTTAGCTCCACCAATGTCATTGTCAACTACAAACTAGAATTAGGTTCTTTCAATGATTAAACGTGGTTCTCCTTCTTCAGTCTCTGCAGCAATGGCAAACCAGATAACCGCCTTATTGGATTCAATCTTGAAGCAGATAAAATCTGAATTGCGTGACTGCAGAGATAAGAAGCGCTCTGCCTCAGATGAGTAGATACTGATTAACTTACGCATCTTCTCAAAGCCTTTTAATGAGTAAATGCAATTGGTTGCAAGAATGTCTGAGCGCGTGATCACTTGGTCTATATCTGCAGGATAAGGGGCATAAGATTCACGATCTTTAATGTTGATTGAGTTACCGATCAGAACTCCAGTATCAACATCAGCTACCTTGCCGGTGATTAGGTCAATATGCAGATTAAATTCATTGGAACTGCACCACTTCATCATTGATTTGTTTACATAGTATGAAGGTGCTGCTTTAACAACAGTCTGCAGGTCTTTATCATCTTTAGACTTAAATACAACCAAACTAAAACCATCAGTTGCAATCAGTCTTGAGTTCTGGCAATCAACATAAACTGTCTGCAGAAATTCATGTGCCTTTTTGTTGTTTGAAGTAAAAGTTAAAATGGCTTTTAATTCCTGAGGTGAAATAATCATTCTTATGATCTCCTTGCAGTTGTCGTTTCAGTTGTTTCGTTAAATAAAAATTCAGTGATTTCGTCAAATTTGCTGCCAAAATAGAAGTTTCTTGGTATGAACTCTAGGCCCAGAGGTTTCTTTAATTCATTTGCCCTCTGATATGCTTCATCTACTGATGCAGGAACCACTCTATATGGATTGCTGCTTAATTCTCTCCATGCCTTAACCGCTTCCTTATATCCAATAGAGGTTGATTTCTGATTGAATGTGAACCATTTCTTCAGTGTTCTCTTCTTACCAGCAACTATGCAGGTGTAAACAGCGCAAAAAGATACATTTCCTGATGCGCTTTTATACTTTGTGTAATCTACTGAAATTACTGTGGCAATCTTTCTGCCTGCTTTTGCCTGATGGCCAAAGGTTCTTTCAATCAGAACTCCTGCCTTTAGTTCCAGTTCAAGATTTCTTTCTAGCTTCTGGCCACAATGAGGGCACTCTGTAGCCTGAACTGGAATGTATTTGTTACATCCTGGGCAAACTTTAACCGGTGACTGCTGCTTCTTGTCTGATGATTTCTTTGCTGCATCATTGCGAGCGCGTATGAATGGAGCATTGATAGGGCCTAAGCGCTCAATGTTTCTTGCAAAGTCTAATACCAGGCAATCCTTTTTACCCTCTGCAGGTCTTAATCCTCTTCCTACCATCTGAACGTAAAGACCAGGTGACTTGGTAGGACGTAACATTGCAATCAGATCTACCTGAGGAACATCAAAACCTGTAGTTAATTGATCTGCAGATACAAGACATCTGATTTCTCCTTTTCTGAAGCCTTCAATCTTTTCTGTATTTTCTTCTGCAGTAAAAGAGGAATTGACTGCATAAGCATTGATACTCATATCTCTTAACATCTGAGCGCATTTATTGCAGTTTTCAATACCTGCTATAAACACAATCCATGCCCTGCGACCTGCAGATCTCTTAACTACTTCAACCAGTGCATTCTGCAACATTGCTTCATCACCACATGCCTTCTGCAGTTCATCAAGCTTGTAATCACCGGCTCTGGTTCCTACACCTGACAGATCAACATGAGGTTTAGTCCACTCTGTTGTTACTGGTGACAGATAACCTTCTTCAATCAAACGCTCAAACTGTGAGTTAAGGTCATAAGCAATATCAGTAAAGACTGCATTCTTCTGCTCAGTCAGATAACCGCCTTTCATTCGATAAGGAGTTGCTGACAGACCTAAAACACGCATCTGAGGTCTTAGTTTCTTTAATGCTGCAATCACCTGTCTGTACTGTGAGTTTTCGTCTTCAGACAGCATGTGACACTCATCAATCACAATCAGATTGCGCATGCCAAAAGCATTAGCATCACGCTTTAAAAGCGGTGCTACAGACTGCACGTTACCGAAGATGATTGAGTTCTCAGTATCTTTATGACCTAGAGTTGCACTGCAGATGCCAATATCAGCTTCAGGCCAGATAGAACTTAACTTGCCTGCGTTCTGTTTAACAAGCTCACCAACATGAGTAAGCATCAGAACTCTGATGTTGTCCCATGTCTTTACAGCATGCTGAATGATGTAAGCAATAATCACGCTCTTACCGGTGCCAGTAGGAAGAACTAGCACGGGATTACGACTTGCATCATGGTTTGTTTCTACAAACTGCCAAAATGCATCACATGCTTCTTGCTGATACCATCTAGGTTTAAACATTCCAAATAGTCCCTTTGCGTTCTTTTTTCAAAAACTTGTTGAGCTTATCGCTTAAAAATTCATGAATTTCTTCTGTAGATTTATCTCTTAACTTCTGAGATACCCACGCTGTGGTTGCCTCTTCATTTAACGATCTGAATGCGTAACCCAAACTTTTCCAAAATTCAGCTTTAGAGCGATAAGCCACCCCATATATACAGAATGGCTTAATCATTAATGCGCTCCTCTAGTTATGCCCCATAACCATAGCCTGATACTGGCTGTTGCTGTTGCTGACCGTAACCCTGCTGAGCTTGGCCATACTGCTGTTGAGGCTGACCGTATGACTGCTGAGCGCCATAACCTACAGCAGCGGTCTTAGGCTCAGTCTTTTTAGGCTCTGCATGGAATAATGGATAGCCTTCAGGAATTAAGCGCTTCTGATTGGTGTTTATCCATGTTGCAGGCTGATTGCTGATTGTCTCAGGTGCAGTTCTGCCATCAAGACCTAAAAGAGCAACTAAATTGATATATGGCTGACCGGAATCGGCTTCACCGCTTCTGCGTACTGCAATCTTCAGCTTCTTGCTAACTAAATCAGGGTAAACAACCATAACGGTTCCATCTTTTTTCTGTTCCTGATGTTCATTGATTACCAGGTTTCCCTGTTGATCAATGCAGTTGCATAGCAGTGCTAGATGCTGCAGGTGATAAGCGTAATCACCGCTGAAATCTAAAGATACCCAGAGCTGAGCATCACCTTCCTGAGTGGTTACCCTAAAGCCAATACGTGCACATGGCTGTTCAACGCCATTAACACGTTTTGTACCAGCTAAAGCAGTGACGATAGTACCGTCATAGATGCCTGAGTTAGCTACATAAGGCAGGCCTTTTAGAGTGTCAAATACTTCAGTTGGGTTCTGAAACTGAGTGTTCTGAATTGATCCTAAATTCATCTTTTTATTTCCTTATAAAGTTAAAAATTAAAATTAAAGTCCAAATAAATCAGTGTTTAAAAAGGTGGTTCATCATTAGTATTTGGTGCTACAGTGTCAGGGTTCTGAGCTGTAGTTACCTTTGGTTCTGCCTGCTTAACAACTAATGCAGGCATTTCCTGAGAAGCTGTTGCAGTCTTCTTTGAGCGTGTCTTTTTAATTAGCTGTTCAGTCTTTTCTTTATTGTCTGTTGCTGTTTTTGCTGTAGTTTCATTCTCTCCCTCTACGTCATATGTCTCATCAATGAAGCCACCAACCACATCAGGAAAGACCTGATCTAAGAAATGAGATAGGGCACGAGCGCGTAACATATCTGGCCACATAGTCTTCCAGGTTGCCTGAGTTCCTACCCACTGACCGTTTGCATCCTTCTCCATCTTTCCTGCAATAGCAGCATCAGTTCCGGTATAGGTGAATGATTCCTTCTGTTGAGGACGGTCAAAGCGATAGCCTTCAACTTTAGCTGTAGCATTCAATCCGTCAAAGGTAGTTGTCCATGTACCATACTTTCTGCAGATACCGGCTTTAGCCTTAACGCTCATTGAAGTGCGACCACCTAAGATGTAAATCATCTGTAAAGCATCAGCAGGAAGCAGACCTAAGCGATTGCCTTTTTGAATAATTAAGAAAGTATCTGCAGAGCGGTCACAATCAGGAGTTGAACGCATAGCAGCAGGAACTAACTGAGAGCTTGAAATGTACTTTGCATACTCACGAGCACCTTCAAAGTCAGATGGTAGCTTGGTAAAGCCGTTTGATGCTGAGGTCATATCAATGTTGTCAGTCTCAGGCTTATTTGCTTTAGAGTTAAAAGCAAAACCACTCTTAACTTTGCCAAAAGGAGATTGAAGATCTAACTTCTTTTCATCATCAGACACAATCTGAGGTTGTGCCTGTAGCTGTGGCTGAACCTGTGGTTGAGGTTGTGCCTGTAGCTGTGGCTGAAATGCGTTGTTAGTCTGTCCGAAATTAGCCATTTCATTAGGCTGATGGTTAACTGGCTGAGCGCCGGTGGTAAAATTAGTAAACATATCTTTTCCTTATTTTCTTGATAAACGTAAAACTCTAGTTCCCTGATACTCTGCTAAGCACTGCTGATATGCATCAGGATGAATTAGCATTAACTTTTCTTTATCTATGTAGCTTCTTCCATGCTGATATTTGTATGAGCAGAGAACCTTCATATCCTTGTCAACAATTGCTTCATTGGTTCCAACAAAGCCAACGATCTGATCTCTTACTTCCTGAATCTGCTTATCCAGTTCATCAGCTTGTTTCTTTAGGTCCTTGTACTGCTGAATTTTCAATTTGATTTCATCAGAAGCTACGATCTTGCTAGGCTCCTGCTGAGTGTGTTTTAAATCGCGCTCAGTCTGCTGAGGCTCTTCATCATGGAGAATGTGTCTGATCCACCACTCACGTGTTTGTTTTAGAATTTCAAGTGCTAGATCTTCATTGAAATCAATGGTGTAAGTTCTAAAGTCTGAAGTTGAAAGTAAGCAGCTTAACTTGGTTGTAGGAATGCCAGTTAACAGCATGTAAGCGTGAACCTGCAGAAGGTATGAATCAGGAACTCTGTTATCTGCCTGAACTAGATTCTGAGCTTCATCATAGACATCACCTTTGCCCCATAACATGACTGCACGGCCATCCTCATCAATCTCATCTGTAGCAACATTATTTCTAGTTGTCTTACCTTCCCAGATGGCCACTGCCTTAGTTTCATCTGCAGGATTAACCACAATGCGATCAGGAGAACCGATTAAGTAAGGTATCTGAGGAATCTGCAGACCGTCACAATGTAGAAGCTTCATGCCTGAAATCTTTTCATACTCAGAAGCAATCACTGGTTCTAACATCTGCCCCCAGTGTGTTGCATCATTTCCCTGCCATGGTTCAACACGGCCGGTCTTTTCTAACCAAAGCTGATGTGGTGTTGAATATTTGTTAACACCCATGATGGTGCCAATATCTGAACCGCCAATTGATTCCATTCTGCGATACTGCCAAAGCTTGTAAGGTGTCATACCTGGTTTAATTGAAGCTTCAATTCGTGCTACACGTTGCTGATGCAACTGCAAATCTTCAGAACTTAAAGCAAACTGATTAAAGTCGATCACGAGATTTCTCCTTAGAAAAACAATCCATCAAAAAGAGCAAAGAAAGATTCAGCTCCAAAAAACGTAATAACAATGAACATTGCGACTGCAAATCCTAAAAGGTGTGTAATGATTACTGATAACTCCTTCATGGTGTTGTCTCCAATAAAATGTATTTAATTTAAAATTAAGTTCAC